CTCTATTTTGTCTTGTACTGTTTCTTCTGTTAGTGCCATCGTTTATCTCCTTTGTGGCTTGGACTGACTACCCTGTGATCCAACAGGGGTGGTTATGCGGTTTGATAAGTTGCACTGGCGTAAATGTAATTTTGATTTGCACCTCCGCTCAAATCAGAACCTTGCACAGGAGAGCTTCCTGAAGCGTTTGTTGCATTTTTGTGCAATCTTATATAAGACACGTTGTCTAAAATTCCCAAGCAGAAGTTAGGCATATCTGCGCCGAAACGCATAACGAAACCAATTCCAAAGCCTGCTCTGTTATCAGTTTGTGATGATGCAGTAAAGGGAAGGCCCGTTATTTGAATTTCTCCTGACGGACTAGAAATGGAACCGGATGCAATTTGGAAGGATATTTGCACCATCTTACCCACTTTAACATAATATCCTGATGTTACTGTCGAAGTACCAATTGACCCCCCGCCTAGAGCGGAATAAACAGGCGTCCAAGTGCCCTCCTCATACGAATCCAGCAAAGTGCTTGAGGACGTACCAGTGCCACCCGCATCCTGAAATTGAACCCCTGTACCGCTTGCCATTACAATGTTTGCTGGGGCGGAACTAGCTGTATTTACAAGTGCGCCGTTGTATTGGATTTTCCAACGAGGCGTGTATGTATCTGTTGAATTTTGGTACGTCTTAAACTCAATGTTACAGTCTGGACTGCTATCTTGATACACAAAAGCAATTTCACCAACAATACCATCTCGCTGTGTGTCATTAGAGTACGCTGTAACCGCCCCTAACTTCTGACCCGAACCAACGCCTGTGTCTTGGTCGTTAAACCGTATTTCCATAAAGTTAGATGACGAGCTATCCTTCGAAAGAAATAAGTCGCCGTAAAGAGTTGTATTTTGGGTGCTACTGATTTGCATAGCGTCAGTACCACCTGTCGTAAACCGAATTGTGTCTAGGGCAGCGCGATACATCCCCGTGTCAGTGTCGCTGTAAAATGTATGTGTAGGCGCAGATTCAGAACCGTTTTGAGGGCCAACAGCACCAGCAACAGCTAGTTTAACGCCGCCGCCTGTCTGACCGATGTCCACGTCACCATTTTCGGAAATCCGCATACGCTCGGTTGAAGTAGTAGTCCCATCGGCGGTGGTTAAGAAGGTTAGGCGTCCCGGCATGTCATTAGCAGCGGCAGTTCCGTCCACAGAAGCCATAATACGCGCACCTGTCGCATTCAGGTCCTCGCCATCGTCGCCGTAGAACAAAACTAATCCAAGAGTATCGCCGTTACTTACCAAGCCATTTGTGGTGACTGAACTACCTCTACTTTTCCCCAAAACAACCGCAGGCGCACTTGTAGCATTTACATAACGGCTCAAAGAAATACTGGAACCTTGATAATTCGTATCTCTCAACTGTAACTTTGATGCAAAACTGCCGGGGTCAGTAGATGTATCGTAATCAGTAAAGTTGATTAAAACTTGCTGATTTGAGTTAATCCGCATGGCTTCGTTAACAGCCGATGTGTTACCCGTCACAAACGCAAGAGAAGTCGCGGCACTCGTTCCAGCATCTACAGCCGTAATCGCCGCTTGGATTTCTGATGTAACTACGTCACCAAATCCAATACCGCCGATGTAGTTATTAGTATGTCCACCATCTAAGCCTAATGCTATGTGGTAACTAGCTTTGTTTGTTAAAATATCCGCACTGTTTATGTCGTTGTCGATTGTTAACCAGCCAAGGGGTGCGCCACTCTCGGATGCTGTGTTGATACCCACACGACCACCATTTGTGATCCGCATACGCTCGGTTGGGGAAGCTGCTCCGTCTGCGGTAGTGTAAAACTCTAAACGCCCCGGCATGTCGTTAGAACCCGGAGTGCCATCGACCTTTGCAGTAATTTGAGCAGCAGCACTCTGTAGGTCAGTACCATCTGCCCCTGCAAACCTAATTAAACCAAGGCTATCTCCATCAGCAACAAGAGTAACTCCGCCAAGGGTGTTTGTTTTTGCTTTACCGAACGAAAGCAACGGACCACCAGTCCCTGCAGTATATCTAGCAACTGAGGTAAATGAATCGTTATCATTTACTTGAAAAATAGATTCACTAGAAGAACCCACCGCAACCGATGACGTATGCCCAATCAAAACCCGCTGCGACGAGTCAATGCGCATGGCTTCGGTGCTAGATGTTCTTACATAAAAATCATTATTTTGAGAACCAACACGAACACTGTTTGCAGAGGAGCCTGTGTTGTCAAAAACAATAGAAGAGTGTGAGGAGCCTGTACTTACGAAGCTGGCTTTAATAAACCCTCCTCCGCTATCTTGAACGTCTAATGGATAATTAGGCGTTGTCCCAATTCCAACATACCCCTGCGACGTAATCCGCATACGCTCGGTTACGGAGTTAGCACCATCCGCCGTGGTTGAGAACACCAAACGACCCGGCGTATCGTCTACACCCGGTGTGCCGTCAATCTCGGCATTAATACTTGCTGATTGACTTTCTACGTCAGTACCATCATCCGCAGAAAACCCAAGACTACCTACATTGTCGTTGTCTTGAACAATAACGTTGGTTCCCACAGAAGACCCGCGAGACTTACCAAGCTGTATTTTTGAAGAGTTCGCAGAATTGGCAAAACGGACGGCGGAAATGGTTGACGCCCCCGCGCCAGTCCCCATTACCTGTAAAGTAGCTTCCTGCGCACCAATCTGAATAGATGAGGTGTGTCCAATCAAAACTCGCCGTACCGAGTCGACCCGCATTGCTTCATTTTCATCAATAGAAAAACTTAACGCGCCCGCTGACGAACTTGCATTAAAATCATGCCCGGCGTTATCGTTTACACCCACCGCAAAAGAAGAAAGGCGCAAAGCCCGAGAGCTGTTATTTGAAAATTCCGCGTAAATAGAGTTGTCCGTAAGGCCCACAACATCAATAGCATAAGATGGGCTGGACGTATTAATCCCCACCCGATTATTCGTGCTATCGACGTACAGCGTGTCGGTGTCCACGGTTAGGTCGCCAGCAATCGTTACGTCATCAGGCAAACCAATCGTGAGCGTCTGACCAGAGGCCGATGTCTCAATCTCGTTAGTCGTACCAGCAATCGTCAAAGACTGACTGTCCAGATCAACCGCGCCAGTGCCGCTGTCGCCAGCAAAATCTAAGTCTTGCGCAGTTACTTGACTGTCAACATACGCCTTGATCGACTCAGATGTCGCGATGTTTGTCGCCGCAGCCGTCGCCATCGTATCGTCGTCGATAATCTCAGTGACCGAAACAGAACCCAAGCGCAGGCTATCAAAATACGCATTGTTAAAGACGTTCGCCGCTACCGCACCAGAACCCGCACCGTCAAAATAAATGACCGCAGTCGTTCCCGCAGGAAGCTCGTAGTCGTTACTCGCGTTGTACGTTCCTTGGAACAGGATAATGCTGCGCGATCCAGCTAGATCGTTGCGCACATAAATAATCTTTTCAGCGTCATTCGGCGTCAACTGCACATAGGCCGTCGCACCCAAGTCACCGCCGTCGTTAAAGATAACCATCCGATTGCGCCCGTCGGACGCCGCACCGTCGCTAATCGCCAATGTATTCGGAGAACCTGAAGTCCCTGCGCTTGGCAGCGTGACCGTAACCTGACCATCCAGAGCCGTATCAACTAAGCTCAAGTTTGTGTTCGTTGTATCGCCCCATGTACCAGACTGTTCGCCTGTTCCAATGAGTTCGATGCCGTTGTTAAGCGTATATGTACTTGCCATTTTGCGTTCCTATGCTGCTATGTCATCCCAGTTCGGAGTTTGGGACGGTGTATCGTCACTCCATGCTGGGGTAGAAGATGGTGTTACGGGATTATAACTCGGATTTTGATTTGGAACAATCCTGCCCCAAACAAGAACTTGACCTGCTTCGCCAGTTCCTTCGACGCCTGTCACGTTGACAGTCGCTTTTGCAATTATTGATACTTCGCCTACTTCACCAGTGGCTTCAACGCCAGTGACGTAAACTTTTGTTGTAACTGTAATAACAGTTCCAGTGCCGACTTCGCCAGTGGCTTCAAGACCAGTGACAGGAACATCAGAGCCACCTGTTGCCTCAACTTCACCAACGAGGCCATTAGCGCGAGCATCCATTGTCACAGGAACAATGGCATCCGCCGCAACAGTTACAGAACCAACGGCTGTTGTTGCTTCAAGTCCAGTAACAGGAACGTTTGCATCGCCTTCAATAGTAGCAGTGCCTACGCCACCTGTAGCCTCTAATCCTGTTGGGAATGCATTTGCCTCTGCCACAACAGTGACTGAGCCAACTGCCGTTGTAGCCTCAAGGCCAGTAACTGGGACATTTGCATCAGCATTGACTGTTGCATCACCAACAGTTCCTGTACCTTCAACGCCAGTCGGATAAATGTTCGCCTTACCTATGACGTTGGCTATTGCGCCAACCTCACCAGTGGCCTCTAAACCTGTTGGGAAGGCATTCGCTTCCGCAACAACTGTCACCGTCCCTACAGAGCCTGTAGCTTGCAAGCCAGTTACAGGAACATTGGCCTCAGCAACAACTGCTACTGAACCAACATTACCTGCGGCACCAGCGTTGGTAATGGAGCCTTCATTCCAAGCAAGCTGACCCCATGTCCCTCGGCCCCAGCCAGTTAAAGGGACGATGACATCTGTCATTAGGCTATCCGAATAATCGCTGCCGCTGATGTCGCGTCAGGGAATACAATCGTAAAATCACCTGCCGTTGATGTTTTGTCTGCGCCAAAATCAAGCACAACAACTGTCGGATTTGTTAGAGTTACACTCTCGTCAGCATTCAAAGTAGTAGCATTTGGCGTTGTGTTATAAATCAACGCACCACGCGCCGTAATTGTCGCTGTCGTAAAAGTTTCATCTGCAAAGTCTGTAAGACCTGTTGTACCTGAAGATGTCGGCGCAACATTTGACAAAGCCTGACCACCCGCAGAATAACCCGTGCCTGAAACTTCGTTAGTCGCAGTGTAAGTAGTCGTTGCAGCGGTAAACGATGCATTGTTGTCATAGAGTGCAATGTTAAAGGTATCGCCGCCATTTGCGTTTGTACCAAAGTCGTGAACACCGAACAAAAGCTCTTTCTTGAACGATGTGCACATGAAATTACCAGTAAAGGCCATGTTACATTCTCCTTATAAGTTCAGCAAGCTCTGGGTGTCCTGCGTCATTGATTGCGTTATACACCGTAGTTCTATCACTTTTTACTGCTTCGCGTAAGTAGAACTCGATTACTTTTGTGATGTTGCGCTTGTAGGCAAGTGCTTGATCACGAATAGCAGGTGGCGCAGTATCTGCGACCTGAACAATTTTATCTGCACACCTTTGAGCAACTTCTTCAGGTGTAAAGCCGCGACCACTGGTGGTGTGGACCTCGACTTTAAAGTCTTCAGATAAGTCCATTTTTAGTGCAGGTATCATGTTTTCTCCCTTAGAATCAGACCTGTACGGTACGCATCAGTAACCTCTTGTGACTCGCCAAAGTTCTTGACGCGCGACAGAGCCTCAGTAAAGCGTTGCGTATAGTTCTGTATTAGATCACCTTCACCTTTCATAAACGTATATGCCTCAATGAGACTACCGTATAACAAGGCCACTGATGCGTTTGTGCTCAACCACGTTGTGTCTCCACCCGCACCAGCCGTCAAAGACAGTGGTCGATAGAAATAGTGAAGCTCAACTGCGTAGTTGGAATCAGGTGTTGGACCCAAAATGAAGTTACTAATGTCAAACTGCGCGTAATAGCGAGGTGCACCAGTAGTTGCGCCATTTGGGTTAAAAGACTGAATAAAGTTTACATCTTTAAACAGTACAAACTCCTTATTGCTGCCGTTTGTGATCGAAAGACTAAATGGAGCAAGATAATCTGTTGGAAGAGCAAGATATTGATTGCTTGCGGTTAGGTTGCCACTTTGATTCTTGCGGAATACCTCTAGCTGCGCAATCTTCAGAATACGCTCTTCAGCATTCTTGATGAATATATCAAGGCTGTTCACAAAGGTTGTCTCTGTGTTCTCAGTGTAATCTTGAATCGCTGTTTTTAGCTCGTCATATGTAAAACTCATGAGATCACCACTGTAACTCTACCCACATAACCAATTGTATTGATCTTATTCTGGGGTTCTGGAAATATATTATCACCAACGCTCACAGACACTGCACCAGCATCTGGATCGGGGCGAGGATTGCGCAATGCTTGCGGATCAGGAACCGCTCGTAATGGCTCTAACTGTGGATGCTTAGGCTCCCACTCATCTTTACCAACGAGCAGACCATTCCACTCTTTGCGCATGTCTTTTAACCGATAGCGAAAGCCTGATCGGTCAGAAATACCGTATGCCCACTTACCTGTGGCATATTTAGACATATCGGTAATTCCTCAAGTCTGGGGCAACGCGGAAAGACGCGCGATCACGGTCTTCGTCCATTGCTCGGTTAAGTTCTTCTTCATACAGTGCCTTGAGCATCTGCATGCGATCTGGTGCGCGTTTCACGCTTATGTAGTAGGCCAAACCTGCCGCTAATGCTGGGTAGAAACGGAACGGAACACCAAGAGTATTGGTGTATAAGTCTGCGTCATCCAGTCTTGTTAGTGCGTCATAGATAATCACATCTGTGCTGTTGTCTGGCAAAGGCCATAGCTTCAATACAGGCGTGATTTGACGATCCACAAAGAATTGTGTGGGTCGAGCTTGTGTCGTTTTGGTCGGAATATTGAGATATTCGTCACGACTAATGCGATCTAGCGCGTAATCTGTGCCAGATCGACGTACAACTAGGGACAAAATGTCGATAACATCTGTTCCTAAGTCATAATCTCCATCATTTGATGTTACTGTGATTGTGCGCTGCTCAATTGTCCATTGATTCAAGCCACGATTAGCCCAATCCGCAAACATCAAGTTTAAAGACCGTTTTGCAGTCTTTAGATCGTATCCTGTGCGGACTTCTAAGCCACAACGCTCAAAAGCCTCTTCGATGTAGTCTGCTACATCTAATTCAAAGTCTGTTGAGCCTGATACGGTCATTTATTTCTTCTTTCTCTTTTTGGCAGTTTTTGCTGCCTTTTTGAACGCTTTTGCAGTTGGTGCTCCTTTTGAGCCGGGCTTCCGCATTTTCTCACCAGAACCTGCCTTAATGCGCTTACGCTTTTTATGAATGTTAGCGTAAAGTCCGGGTTTTGTCACCTGCTTAGACTGTTGTGATCTTCCAGTAGCCATCAGCACTTCCACCTTTTTCTAGCTTGCCGCAAACGACTATTAGGGTCTTTTGCAGCCTTCGGAAACTTTTTCATTTGACCAGCAGAACGTGCGCAGTATGATTTACGACGCTTGGCGTCCTTGCTGCCCTTCTTAACCTTGCCTGTTACGGCTGTTTTTAACTTAGAACCGGGATTCGCTTTACGATACGCCGCAACACCCTTTTTGGTCATGCCTGCACCAGATTTGGTTTTACGATAATTACCGCCTTTACCAGTGGTTTTGCGTATCGGGTTTTCCTTTTTACGAGCCATTTGTCCAATCCTCGTTTTCTATATAGACAAATTCTATTGACGCAGAAACATTAAAATTAACAGACCCAGAGGAAGAAAACGCTCTCATTTCTAAGTCTGTTTTTTCTGTAAACCTTAAAGGAAAAGTATAAAATTGCTCGTGTGCGCCATCTGTAAGAGTAAATCTTTCTTTTATTTGAAACACTTCCTCATAGGGTCTAGCAACAAGACTAGCATTTAAAATAGCTTTGGTGTTGGTAGATGTGCCTGTGGACAAAGCCATTTTTGTAAGAAATGCTGTATATCCTGCGGGAACTGTCCAAAGACTCATTAATGTTTGGTTATCTCCATCGCCATTGATGCTAAGATAAACATTAGCAGGAACTCCAGTGGTCACTGTGCCTGTTCCT